GTTGTAGGTGTGCTTGAGACAACAGTCCACGGAATGGCGTTATTGTTTAAATCCCAATTATTCCACGAAACAGGGCGACCCGATTCTGGTGTTACTGGTAACTGAATGGTGTTTTCAAGAGGATAAGAAACAGTAGAAGTGATGTCTCTCATCTCTTGTCTCCAGACGCGCCAATCGTTTTTAATCTCTTCAGAAAGAGGGCAGTCTGGCATTTGTGTCCAGTCTGACTCTTTTAAAAGAACATCACGCATTTCACGAAGCGCTTGAACAAGTTCTTCTTGAGTTATTGCCGATTTGTCTGTAGTGCCTAAAGGCCAACCGTAAATTTGAATTAACATGTTATAAACCTATCAAACTAGAGACGACCTTGACATATGCGCTAGTTGTCGCAGCGTCAGTTACGGTTGCCTGAACAAGAACATTGTCACCACTTATGGAAGTGGAAACGGTTAGCGGAATACGGGTAGTTCCCAACTCAATAACACCGTACTCGGCAAGGGTTGGGGTGGTTCCGTTATGAATTAATAGAATCTTAGACACTGTATATTTTGCACCTTGAGTTACTTGGATGAGAAACTCGCCGCTTCTCGCGACAATTTTACTAAAACTCGTGATGGTTGTTGCGCTATTTGTTGTGAGTGTCGTTTCCTGAGCAGAACCCGAGCCGCCGCCATTTGACTCAACCCAGAACGAGTCGTAGTAAACGAACGTCTTTCCACTATCTGATTCAAACCAAATACTTCCAACTGTCGGGGATGCTGGAGGAGTATCAGAAACAAGAAATACTCCCGTAGCACCAGAAGGGCCAACCGGTCCAACGCCGCCAGTTTCAACCCATTGAATTGCATCTGTGCCAATTTTAATGGCGTTATTGGCAGCAGTACCAACAACGGTTTGAATATAAGTAGTGCCAGCATGGTCACCTGCTTCAACAAGAGTAAAGTCGCCTGCTTCAACTTCGCCAGCAACACTGTTATCAAAGTCTGTTGCGCGAGTGAACTTATATTTAGAACCAGCAGAGCCAAGACTTGTTACGGTGTAAATACCATTTTCAATAGGGTTTGTTCGTCCTGAGAAAAGAACACGGTTACCAACCGTAATCGTTGCTCCACCAACTGCAGAAATAGCACCATTGGCATTTGCTTCAATGTAAGCACCAATACCGTAGCCTTCGCTTTGGTCGGCGGTTCCAGCAAAATAAGTACTTGCACCCATTGTGTCTATAATGGTTTTTACGGTTGCGTGAGCGTTTTGTGCTCCAGCAGGACCCGTTGCGCCGGTTAGACCCGTGGGCCCAGTTGCTCCCGTCGCACCGATACCAGTTGGTCCAGTAACACCAGTTGGTCCGGTAACTCCAGTTGCACCCGTAACTCCAGTAGGGCCGGTTAAACCTGTTGCTCCAGTTGCTCCAATCGGAACCACAAAGTCTAAAATTGCAGCAGCAGATGTTCCGCTATTTACGACAGAACCAGTAGCGCCACCGGTAGTTGTGCCAACAGCGACAGTTGCAGCAGTGCCGGTTGCTCCGGTCAAACCAGTAGGACCGGTAGGACCAGTTAATCCGGTTGCACCAACACCTGTCGGACCAGTAATACCAGTAGGACCAACGACTCCTGTCGGACCTGTCGGACCCGTAATACCAGTGGGGCCTTCTGGACCGACTGGACCAGTTGCGCCCATCGCACCAGTCGCACCGATTGGGAGTACGAAGTCAAGTACTGCAGCGCCGGAAGTTCCACTGTTTGTAACAACACCCGTTGCTCCACTAGTAGTTATTCCTACGGAAACTGTTGCGGCAACTCCGGTTGGACCAGTCGGACCAGTTGCGCCTGTTAATCCTGTTGGACCAGTCGCGCCAGTTAATCCTGTTGGACCAGTTGGTCCGCTTGGCCCAAGTGGTTGTGTTCCGACTTCAACCCACGATGAATCGTAGTAAATAAAAGTCTTACCCGTGTCTGACTCAAACCAAATTTGACCAGCAGAAGGAGAACTTGGAGCAGTGTCGGAGATTGTTGCCCCACCCGCGGCATTGGAGTTAACCCACGCAGTACCATTCCATTGCAGAACCTGATTGGTGGCAACGCTTGTTATTGTTACGTCCGTTAGGTCATCAAGAGAAGCAACTGTTGATGATGTACCAGGAAGGAACTTTGTCCCATTGAATTTAAGCACTTGGTCAGTTGCCGCACCAGAAGTATCCACTTCAATTCCGTCAATAAAGAGAGTGGGAACTTTAAAAGTGTCGTCAGTTTTGAGGACATCCGCCCCATCGCGGTACAGGTTTACATCCGCAACATTTGTACCATCACCCCAAACAAGGCGTCCACCGCCCTGGATTTGAAGCCTTGCGTAAGTGTCGCCGTCTACAAAAATTGTTAACCCATCAGAACCAGCAGATGACAACTGCTTAATAGCAATAGGGGTTATAAATTTTTGAGCCATGACCTCAGTCGTTTCTCTTGTTAATGCCCCTCAGGGCCAAGCATTAAGCTTTCTTGCCGAATGCTTTATCGTTTGGATTTAGGTAACGCATAATAACAGGAAGGCCAGCTGCCCAGAGAGCATTTGCTGCCATCTTGATGTCTCCTGTTGAAGCGTAAACCGCGACTGCTGCACCAAGGACGCTTCTTGCATACGATGCTGCCATTGCTTTTTGTTCTGCTGTAATTTTCATGTTGTTTCCTATCCAGTTACGACGATGTGGAAATCGTCGGCACCGATTGTTGAACCGTTAATTGTTACTACGACTGCGTCCACGCTTGAACGAACAACATCACAGTTGACCGTTTCTCCAGTAGATACTTGATAAACCTGAACGAGAACATTCTTTGTATTGAATTTGTGCGTAACTGTCGTGGTTGAAGTGGTGCCAGAAGAAGCGGCACATGCTTGGTCAGCAACACGAGCAAGCACTGAAGTACCAGTCGTTACAGCACCAGCGGTTGTCTTGATACCAAGGGCTGCACGAGCATCGGCTGCTGTTGAGGAGCCGGTACCACCGTCCGCAACAGCAATATCTGTACCATTCCACGTACCAGAAGTTATTGTTCCAACCGTTGTAATCGAAGACTGACCGATATAACTGGCGTGAATATCAATGGCGTTTGCAGTTACATCAATACGGCTTGCTGTTCCAACAGCATTGATGGTGTTTCCGTCTTTTGTAAGACCGTCACCAGCAACTACTTGGCCTGCACCAGAGAATTGAACAAATGTAAGGTCAGTTGTTCCAAGAGTAATTGCGTCGTTTGTCGTAAGAACAAAACCGTTATCAGCGTTTACATCACCTTCAGAAACAAAGGTGAACATTCCTGTTGTAATTTTTGCTGAGGTATTGGCGTCAGTTGCGCGAGAAGCCGCACCTGCCCCAGAAGCAACAGCTACATAAATACCGTTCTCGGATGCTGTGGCCTGGTTTTTAACAAGAACACGGTCGCCTTCAGCAAGCGTTACTCCGTCAATTGCATCGCCGGCCTCAAGACCTGAAGCCAATAAAACTGCACCGGTTGTGGCAACCCTAACGGAAGCCTTAACATCAAGACCTTGACGAGCGGCGTCTACGTAACCCTTATTAGCAGCATGGCTATCAGCAGTTGGGTCAGCAACACTAATGTTTCCGTTTCCGTCGCGCTTGGCTATCTTGCCGTTAGTGGCAGCATCGGTAGCGTCGTTGATGGCATTCCAGAAGTCGGAAGACAAGAGACCCGCGTTTGAGGTGTCCGCAAGGTTGAGAGTGATGGTAACAGTGCCGTTTGACTCATCAAGAGTAATGGCGTTGGTGTGAGAGCCACCCTTTGCAATGTTATTAACAACCTTACGCCATGCACCATTGCCGTAGACCACGATTGAATCTGTGGTGCTATTAAAGACCATCCGGCCTTCAAAGTTGCCTTCAGTAGGGTTGGTTGCAACAACTTGAAAGGTTGCGTTAATCAGCTCGTTTTGATTAAGGTCAATATTTGTGAGAAATTTTTGTGCCATTTTTACTCTACCTTACGTGAGATATGCTTTACCAGAAAACGCCGCAGAAAACGTCACCGTAATCTGAGTATTACTATTGTATTGTACCTCACCAAATACATGCGTATCTGCAGAGTCCACAATGGTTACAGACGGCCTGCCACCAAGAGTGTGAGTTATGACCCAAGTTGCTGATGCCGAACCTTGAACGAACTCATGTCTTCTAGTATTTGCAGAAGTTCCACCGATTCCACCGCCTCGAACCAATACTTGGTTTGGGGAGTCTTGATTAATTAAAACCTGGTTTGGCGTATCCTCGTTGATGTTGACTTGGTTTGGGACGTTACTCATCTAGTAACTTCCTCGGACAGAGTAAAGCTTCCTTGTACAACCCTAGACACCACGCCTTCAAGACTTACTATTTCTAAGTCATAAACTCCGCTGCTGGTTATTGCCGCGGTCACCGATGCGTCCATAAGCAAAATAATTCTTCCATCTTCTGCAACTATTTCTATACGGCCGTTTGCTGTAGTCAGTTCTACGATTGTCGTAGTTGAAGTGACAGTTCTTCTGACTTGCATTCTTGCAGTGAAGCCCTCGAGGTCATATGGATGAAAAATGGTTGGGTCTACAGGGTCGGGGTACTGAAGGTCGATAATTCTAGAGAAGGTCGCCCCTTGTTGACAAAATATGTTGTATACGCCTGCAATCATGGCCAACTCCTAGAGATTCTTCAGTATTCATTGTAGTTGAGAGAAAACCCTTCAATAGTAAGTAAATAATGGTCTTGACCCCAAACTAGCACAAAGAATTCAAAGTCTATGATTTTTGCTGTTTGTCAAAATGGTAAAATTGTTTTGTCTTTGGGGCAACGACTATCGCATTTGGGGAAATAGGTGTCATTTTTGGGGAACACTAGAATAAGAATTAGAAAATCGGCTTGGATAAACATGCCGGTGATACTTCTATCTTTATTCACTTCTGTTTTTAGTGTTGGAGCTTCTGCGTCAACAGTTATTACGAATGGCGGATTCGACGGTTCTGACGGCTGGACGATAGTT